GATCAAGATAATAGATATAGATATCGTCATACGGAATACCCACACATAGCTCGGTCTCATAGTCAAAGGTATCAAGATGCTCCTGCCACTCTTCCTCTGTGCGCTCTCCGACCAAAGGATCATACAGAAGGATAACGTCCTTGATTATGTTTGCCTCGCACTTCTTGAGAAAATCCCTCTTGACGGAATCTTCTACCGAATTAGGTCTCTCCAAATTGTACTGATCGATCATCTCTACAACTGTCATATCTGTTCCTCAAAATAGGGGAAGAGCCTTAACCCTTCCCCTTTTGCTTGATTACCTGGCTTTCTCATCCATGAAACGCTCTGCTGCTTCCATTGCCGCATCGCTGTGATCGAGAACTTCTGCAATAGGAGCAGGAACATCAATTCTCTCACCTCGTTTGATCTTGAAAACCCTGCCGTTTACGCTTGCGATCTCGTAATTCGGGCCGCCATCATCTCTTTTGCGAAGGAAGATCCTCTCTGTCTTGCTCCAGGGATCATTGTTCCCTGCCTTCTTGGGTGCTTCCGTGACCGGCATAGCCTCAGCCACTTCATCAATTCCTGCTATTGCTTTTTTTGCTGCCATAATCTCTCTCCTTATCAGTTTGCTTCATCTATTGCGCTGTACGATGAACCAACCTCGAGACGCACGATTCTCTCCTGGTAAAGGATCTTTGTTGCTGTTGAAGCCTTCCAACCGATTGTACTTCTCTGATCGAGGGGATCTGCTGTACCTGCGCTACCTCTCTGTTTTACAAGCACTTCAAGTGCTTCTGCCGTAGGATCTACGATACCGTATCCATCCTTACCGAACACCGTTACAGCATATACGCTTGTATCTGCCGCACATCCGTCAGCTGTGCCTCTCCAAATCTTCTGCTCTGTGTCCTCAATGAAGCGGATGCCATGAAGTTTACCGATCTCACCGTTGTAGATCTCTTCCGGCTGCGCATATTTGTGAACATCGAGCCAATCAGATGACTCACGAAGATCGAATGCTACCGAAGGATGAACGATTGCTACATAATCGCCATTGATCTTGGGAGCTTTCATCTTCTTAAGGAAGGTGTATGCCTGGTCGATCAGCGTAGGTGTGATCTTGTCTGATGCGCCAAGTGCTGCTCTTGATGTCTTTCCACCACCGTAAATTACGTTTGTGCCGGCTACAACCACGTTACGGATAAGTGTATCCAGGGTATCGCCTGCCTGTGCGCCTGTCTCTTCTGTGACAGCTGTGATGATGGGATCTACAGCTTCGAGCTCGAGCCTATCTGATACGGTTACATAATCACCATACTGATAGATCTGTGCTTCGATAGCTGACATGTTGATGTTATGTCCATCGGGCGTAACACCTTCTGTAAGCGGAGTAAGAGCCTTTGCGAAAGTATCAAACTTTCTCCACTCTACCTTCTTACCTTCTCCCTTCGGGAGCGGCTGCTTCTGACCGAACTGTGCAAAGTAATGCTCATTCCTGGCATTCTCAAGCAGGCTCGTCTTGTAGAAGGTTTTCATGGTAGGAGAAAGATCGTTACCTGTTGTATTCTTCTCCGTTGTCTGTGTGTTAGGATCAGCAAAAAGCTGAAGGTTAAATAAGAACTTTTCCATAGTTTTCTCTCCTCATTCTATAGCTCGAGGATTAGAAAGTGATTCGCTCTCCTCGAGCAGCTCGTTTTTTGATATCTTCGATCTGTTCCCTGGAAAGTTTACTCGGATCAAGTGCTGTAGGTGCGCCTGCGGCTTTCTGACTTGTGCCATTTTCCTGCGGACGTGCCATGCCGGATTGAATGCTGTTCGAGATCTTCTGCTGCGTCTGCTGTACGGCATATTGCATTGCGCCACTCATGATCTCATCCCTATGAACGAGCTCATAAGCTCTACGAACGGGATCGGAATATAGGTTGCTGTTCTTAAAGAACGCAAGAGTCTTGCCGAACTCGGGATTGAGCATCTCGCTATCCATGTCAAACATAGGATACATCTGCTTCAATTCTTCACCCTGCTGCATGAGGGCATCCCATTCTTCCTGCTCTGCTGTTTTCTGCGTCTCACGCTTCAGCTGTGCATTTTCTCTCTCAAGAGCCTTAAGCTGTTTCAGATCCTCTACAGACATTCCACGTTCAAATGCTTCCTTCTCATAGAGGGCATTGTCGTTCATGAACTTGTCCATCAGCACATCAATAGGAATATTGCCGTTGTTATCGGCATTTACCCCGTACTGTTGTGCTATTGCACGGACTAAGGGATCGATTGCATCAATCTGCCCCTGTAGATTCTTCTGATTCTTAAACCTCTTGTTGACCGCATCACTTACGGCCTTTCCGAACTGATCTTTGTACTTCCCTTTGATAAGTGTGTCCCACTCATCCTCTGCAGGTGCGGCCTGCTGTCCCTCTGTTTCGGTAGCTACTCCGTCACTTGTGGGAGCTTCTGCTGTGGAATTGGCGAGATCCCCTGTTTCAGCCATGCCTTCCTCTCCAAAGAGCTGAAGGTCAATAAAATGTTTGGGCATAGTCTGCTCCTTTCAATTTCTGTGGTAAGTCACGACCTTTGCTTTCAATTTATCAATTAGGGTTTGCGCTGTATAGCACACCCCCTATCGATGCAGACATAATCGGGATAATCCCGGGACAAGAGATAAAACCCTGTCATGATAACATTGAGTGCTGTACGCACGTTTACTCCCTTTGCATAGCACCATATGTACCCTTCTTTTAGGGAATATTCGAACTTGTCATGATCAACATTCAGATATGAGATAAGAGTCTGTCCCAAAGTAGAGACAGCCGAGCAGACTATGTCCTCTCCCTTCTTGGCATAGCCTGCATGTCCCTTTATTTCCAACGATATCTCATCATATTGTTCAAAATACTTTACTCTTGTCATTGTGGCGATGTTACGCTCTGTGCTCTCTCACGAGCTTTTGCTGTTATACTTGACTCTCCACCGCTCAGATCCGTTGCTGAGCCACCACCAACAGGTGTTCCCTGGGCCATCTCGCCATTGATCATGTCGGCTACCTGGTCGCTCATCTGTGTCTGACCACCCGACATCTGATCTACCATCTCAGCCATCTGAAGAAGAGCCTGCTGCGTCTGTATTAGCTGCTGATACATGCCGCTATTCTCCTGGATCTTGTCAACAAGCATGTTCTTACCCTTGAACTCCATCATGTCTATGCATGCAAGTGCCTGGTCTGAATACTGAGGATTGAAAAATCCCCTGTTATAGAAGTCAAGAGCAAGCTCATTCTGACTCATCTGAGTATATGCATTCTCCTTCTCGGTCTTAACCTCTATGTCAAATACCGGCAAACGATATCCCATGTCAACGCCAAAGTCTGTTCCCTGGTACTGAGGCTGAAGTCCTGCATTTGTGTATGTCGTAAACTCCTGCTCTCCACGCTCACCCAGGATTCTGAACTGTCTCGGCATGTCGTAGAACTGTCTGATAAGCTCTATAACCATGTCAACGAGCTTCTTGTAGGCATCGTATGAGGATGAGATCTGATCCCTTGATGTCTTTCCTGCGCTTTCCTGCATTGCCGCAATAGCCGATGCAGCTGTGACTCCTGCCTGTGTGCCGCCTGTTGTGGCATCACGGTTTCCTGCTGTCTCCTTCATCTCATTGATCTTCTGATCAAGCATGTTGAGATAATTGCTGTTGACGAGTACAGGGGAAACAATCTGCTTTATCGAATCATCTCCCAGGTTTCCATCGGTATGCACCAAGAGATTAGAAGGATTAGAGAACTCTTCCTCATTTATGCCACCATCATTCCTGCATATGTACCTCGGCATAGCTGCAAACTGTACGTTCTTCTCGAATGCATTGTTGTATATGTCTATGGTTGTCTGCGCATTCTTGCATACATCCACAAATCCAAAGCCACACGGCATGTCTACCTCGGGGAACAGCACATCGAATACAAACGGATACATCGCATGATCATAAAGTCCACGTTCTGCGAGCTCGGGATCATCCTCGGTCGCATACAGGACGATATCGTTCGTGTATTTTATGTACTGAAGAGTCTTTTTGCCGTTCACGTTCTTGTGATAATACCAATCGATGACCGCACTCTTGTTTGTGGTATCAATAGAATCATCATGCCAATACTTCTTGATAAGGGTATCACTCGACTTGTTAAGCCTTTCACCTACCTGCGGATACCTTTCCACGAGCACGTCATTGTCTACGAGCTCTACCGTAAAGAAGTTTTTGGATTTCTGTATGTCTGTGATGCCCGGCTCCCAAAACATCGAAAGAATATCCATCGACTCGATGTTTATATCTCCCAGGCCATTGAGCTTGTTGTTATCCCAAAAGCACCCATATACGCCCGTGCCATGTTTGAGCTTGTACCATACCTCTTCTGAATAGGTCTGTCTGAACTCATTCTGCTGCAGGACTACGGGAACTATGGATGAAAGCCTCTTGGCTTCCTCTACATCGCCTTCTTCCCGGGGAAGTATGTCTGCTGTGGGATAAGAGTCCATGTAATCAGCATGTTTTGATATGATCGTATTAAACAGCCATCCGCTTGCCGGCTTAGGATCATCTTTATTGTTCTCGTTCGAGAGCATTTCCCAATGCCGCATCTTCCACCAACGCTCGTTCTTTACGATCTTGTCCTCAAGTGTTTTCTTCCCGGACTTATACTTCCTTAATATCTCATCCCCCCTTCTCAGCGTTTCTTCTGTTATACGGGATTGAGGGCGGCTGACAGCACCGCCCTCTGTATTAAGGGGAACATCAGACAGGGTGGGTGTGGCCTGCCTGCTGTTGTCGAGTAATTGCGCCATTCCTTCGGGACTTGGCTGATACTGAAAAGGTGAGTCGGGATTGTTGTCCCCACCGTGCAACCCCTTGTCAAAGGCCATTGCATTCGTATCATCGACAACCATCACTACCTCATCGGGTTTCTTTTTCATATCCTACTCCTCTCAACATATATGCTCTTGCGTTTTGGAGTCCTCTGATTAAGAGGATCTTCCCCTACCGCTATAGGCTTATTTGCAATGACAGGCTTGATCGGTCTGTCCATGCACATATATCTTGTCTCATCTGCCACATGATCCTCGAGCTCTGTATCAAGATCCTCTACATGTGTCTCGTCATACATCAGCAGCGGAATTGTTCTGATGAATGCCTTGCAATTATTGAATATATACATCATCGGATAACCATTCTCATCGAACGACATGCGATAATGCATCTGCATCCATCCGGCTATACGCTGATTGTCTCCCTTTTCAAAGAAGAGATGATGTCTGAGTGCTGCCTCGTACACACTCTCACCGCTCTCCTTGTTCCATATTGCAGGATCTGCGACACCGAATATCTTCTTACCCTTCAGATAAGGATGTTGAGCCTCGACTTTGGCAATCTCCTCGAATTGCTTATCGGGACTCCACTTGACTCCCTCATTCGGGATGCCTGTCCATCCATAATATTCAAGTATTCGGTACAGCACTCCTTCATAGTCAACCGCCCACCAAGCGCATGAGAAGGGTTTTGCGTATCCAAAGTCATATGATCTATAGATATTCCATCCGGGTGGAATGTCGAACGGCTCAATAACATGAGTCCACTTCCTGTCCATGTAATGCTCGGGATCATCTCTGAACTCTTCAAAGAACTGTCCCTCGAATATATCCCATGATCCGTTGAGCCAGGCCTCTCTCAGCTTAGGTGGCAGGGCCTCAAGATTTTTGATGTACTCGGGATCTGCATCCATGAGTGCCTTGTTGTCCTGCACAAGTGCCTGTGTAAAGGAATAGTCCTCGGGGTTTTCTCCTGCCTCATAATGCCGGTCGATGAATAGCCTCTTGATGTATCCATGCCCTTGTCCCCCAGGATTGCATGTGTAGTACATTCTCTTCGGGAAGGAATTAACGCCTCGATTACACGCTGCTATTGCCTTCAGCTGATATTCTGAGAATTGCGTGGCCTCATCAATGAAGATGATGTCAAACTCCTGCCCTTGATACATCTCAAGATCCGCATCATTCCTGCAATACAGGAACTTGATCGTTGATCCATTGCCAAACGTAAGCAGCTTGTGCTGCTGATTGTACTTGGCTATCCCATACAACATGGTCTTGAGCGGCTGTATATGGTTTCCTTCAAGCTCGGGATAGGACTTTCTGACAATAAGGATCTTGATCTTCGGAAATTTAGAACACAAAAGTATGGCTTTTGTCCGTATTGCCCAGGACTTGCCACCGCCTCTTGCTCCACCATACCCTACATGTCTATGCCGGTCTTTCAAGAAGAGCTTCTGCTTATCATTTGGATCACCCAGGTACAGATCGATCATCCGTCATACTCCTCAGATGAATGCAGGTGTATGTGTACTCCGCTGTCCTCTTGCAGGTTTTCGATGCCAAGCAGACCGATGAGCATCTTGGATGCCTCTACCTTGTCGTAATGATCATAGACAACCTTTCCGTTGCGATCCCAATGTTTGTTCTTGACCGCCTTCCCGTCCACGTTGTCGTTCATTACATCAGCCTTAACAATAGAAAGCATCGTCTCGATGATGATATTCTTCACTTCCGCTGCATCGTAAGTGATCTTCTCTTCAGTTTTCTTCTTGAGCTCTTCGTACCTTGTCCTAACCTTGGCATTCTTGAAAAGATTAGAGGCTTTTGAGTCTACGTTCTCATTCTTCCACTTCACAGATGCCGGATAAGCTATCCTGTACGCTTCTCTTTGGCTCTTGCCCTTGATCAGCTCTTGTACGAATCTCTCTTGTTTTGTTGTAAGCATTCTCCCTTTGCTATGCCCACTCTTAATCTTACGTTCTCTCTCGCTCATTTAATAGCACACCCCTTTACACACCTATAGGGAGACATTATTCTGTCTCCCCGTTATCGATATCAAGTGCTATATACAATGGACAATTCCAATAATATCCTTTACAAAAGTCTGTCTTGTACTCTACCTTCTCGGCTTTTGTCAGAAACACATTGCATGTATGTGATCCGCATAGTCCCAAGCACTTAATCTCTGTAGATGATTCCTTGCGGTAATACTTGCAGGGAACATACCTATCCTTGTGGTAAGTGTTTACATTTGGCATCCCCTCATCCCCTCGTTATGCAAACGGCAGCTCTTCCTGTATTCCATCGGGTATCTTCATGAATCCATCGTTATCCTGGTTGACTCCTACCCCTTCTGCCGGAGCATCCGACTTGCTACCGCAAAACTCAATATGATCAGCAATGATGTCTGTTGTATATACCTTTCCGTGCTGTCCGTCATATGAGCCGGTCTGAATGTGTCCTTCAACCAAGAACTCCTGTCCCTTGTGGCAATACTTCTCTACAAAGTCTGCTCTCTTTTCCCATGCGATGATCCTCGGGAAGTCAGCTCCCTCTCCAACCCTGTCAAGTGCCAGGTTAAACTCTGCCTTCTTCTTCCCTGTCGTTGTCATTGTGATCTTCGGATCTGCTGTAAGTCTCCCTTTCGAAAATGTCTTGTTCATACTCTCTTTCCTTTCTGTTCTCTCTTGCACACGCCTGCCGGTACTCCCAATCCGACATAGCACCACATTTATAATCGCTGTATATACTCATTGCATCAGCCTCACTCTCATATCAGCTGCCATCTTATAGATGCGTGATACCTTCTCACCTTGTGAAAGTATTGCCCCTGTAGGAATATACTCATCGTCCGGCACTTCATACCCTCTTTTGATCTTGGTTTTCATGCTCATCACGGCATACACCGACCGGCCCAGGTGACTTGCTACATCTTCCACGTCCATCTCCATATGCTTTGCCAGGTAGTTTACCTCTGCATAATCCCATTTCTTCCCGTCTCTATCCCTTATCTTCATCATCTATATCTCCTTCCCATTTTGTTATTGCGTCCATGATGCCTGCTCCGAGTCCTATGCCGCTTATGAATATGACAAACATCGAGATAAAGAATCCTATGTCGGTCTTGAAATATTCAATCATGTCTCATCACCATCCCTATAATGATTAGTGTAGTTATTACCCCGAAGATCCATCCCATACTGAATATGGCTATAAACCCATCACTCATACTCCCACGCTCCTATCTGTATTTGTCGATAATCTGCAAAACGTCCTTTATTGCCATAACATACCCACCATCAAAGGCATCTCTCATAGGATTGTAGTTATCTGCGGTCTGTTCTATCTCATC